TCAAGCGCTGAACTCGAGCTTGGGGACCAGGGCGTTGAGGGCGTCGACCAGCAGGTGAAGGTGCCGCGCGCGCACCTCGCGCCCGATGTTCACCAGGCTGGCGCTGTCCGCCAGGAACGGACTGCCGGTGTTGTATTCGTCCGGATTGTCCATGGTGTGCGCGAACTCGTGCGGCGGCGTGACGAAATGCGGGTTCCACGCCCCCGCCTGGTTGCCCGCCGATCGGAACCGCAGGTCGGCGGTGTTCAGCTCGATCCTCTGCTGCGACGGCATGACGAACGAGCGATGGAGCGTCGGCCCGGCGCCGGGCGGCATCTTCCACACCGTCACCGCCCAGTCGCCCTTGTGCAGCGTCCAGCGCACGTCGAAATTGACCGGCGCGCGCACGCCGAAACGGGGCGGGGGGCCGGTTCTCGATCGCACGTTCAGCGCCAGGCGGTTGCTCCAGATCGCCCAGACCGAGCGGTCGATCAGCGAATGCGCCGTCCGCTTCTCGCGATAGGTCCAGGCCTTGGCCGCGCCGGGCCACAGCTTCCAGCTATAGAGCCAGTCCTCCCGCACGAAGATGCGGCCGGTGTCGCTGTCGAAGTCGATAGTGCCCCAGGTCTGCTTGCTGACGAGATGCGGCATGGCGGTTCCCGAAGCTGAGCGACATGAACAAAAGCGGCGGCGCGCGGGAGAGCCGGCCTCTCAGGGCCGGTCGGCCGTCGCCCGGGCAACCTCCGATAGGCGACAATCATGGCGCTCGCCGGGCGAGTCAATGGCGGTCGCCGCCGCCTGGTCGCAAGGGGGAAGAAGGCCGCGCCGCCAGGTCTTCATGAAGACCGCGCCTGGACGGTGATGTCCGGCGCGGTGGTAGCTGGGGGCAGCTACACGCCCGAACCTACTTTCGGTTACGTTCCGCTGCGGCTCGTTCTGAAGTAGCGTGATTGTTCAGCCTTTTTGTGGGCTTGCTTGACACTCGCGCCTCTTCGGGGTGAGAACATTTGCGGAACAGGCAAATGACCCAATCCCCCACCATCTATGACGCCGTTGCTCGCGGCTGGTCGCTGCATATTCGCTGTCCGTGCGGTCACACGGTCGAATGGAAGTCAGTCGACATGCTCTCGCGTTTCCGCAACAGCCTCGGGGCGACGCTGGAGGCGGTGAAGCTGCGCCTACCTCTGTAGCCATGACCACCAACGACGCGTAGGCGCAGTCACCCGCGCGTACGCTTCCTCGATCTCGACCAGGGCCGACCGGCGCGCCTCGCAAACCTGTAGCGCCGCCTCCTGGCGGACGCTGAACGCCGCCAGGTCGCCGACCGTCGCGACGCCGGCCGGGTCTGGGCCGGCGCACGGGCGTCGCAGCGTGTCAGGGATGCTCAGGGGCGCCGCCGCCGGCGGCGTCGTGGCGCAGGCCGTCAATGCCGCTGCGCCAAGCGTCAAGTACAGCAGGCGGGAGAGGCGCATCCGCGCCAGGGGCGTTTCGCACGGCATCGGCCGCGACCTCCGATTTCTCATGAACGACAACGATGCGGTCCTGCGCCCGCGAGACAGCCCCCGTGGTCGCCTGGGCGACCTGGGCCGTCTGGGTGGCGACGGTCGCCTGTTGGCGCGCCTGGGTCGCGGCGCGCCGCAGGTGCTGCGTATAGCCCCACCACCCCAGCAGGCCGGCGACGACCACGCCGGCGACGACCAGGCGCCAGCGGGCGGCCAGCCAGGCGAGCGCGATCACGACCGCCGCCCCGTCCGCATCTGCTCGGCCAGCACCCGCGCTCGGCCCCCGACCTGCCGCGCCCAAAGGCTGGCCAGCATCCCCTCCGAGGCCGCGGCGTAGTCGCCGCGCTGGACGGCCGCCAGCGTGGAGCGGAATTGCAGCAGCGAGGCGACGCCCAGGTTGAAGGCCATGTCGGCCAGCACGTCGCGGCGCACGGGATCGAGCGCGCTAAACCACGGAATCGCTTTGGCAAGGGCTGCCTCAGCCTTGGCGACGTCGGCGGCCAGCGCCGCCTCGGCCTGGGCCTTGGTCCAGGCCAGGCCCCTGCGGACCTCAGCCCCGGTGTGGCCGTAGCCGATAGTCCACGGCGCGCCGCCGGTCAGCGGGTCGGGATAGGCCGTCAGGCGGAGGCCTTCCTCGGTCTTGAGCTGGGAGAGCCCTTCAGGGGTCATGTCGATTGCTCCAGGCATGAAAAAGCCCGTGCGGCGGGCTGGAGATGCGAACGGCGTTCGCGCCATCAGAGATATTATCTCTAGACAGTCAGCGATATTTCAGAGATAAAGAGGTCATGAAAACGATTGTCTTCACCCGCGCCGCCGCCAAGGACCTGGACGCCCTCCCGGCGATGGCCCAGGAGGCGATCGTCACGGCCCTCAGCACCTACGCGGTCGAGGGCCGGGGCGACATCAAGCACTTGTCGGGCCGCGACGGCTACCGGATGCGGGTCGGGGATTATCGGGTGATTTTCGACGAGGACGCGCAGACCATCCTCGCCATCTATATCGGTCGCCGCTCGACGACGACCTATCGCAGGAACTGAGAGGCCGACATGAGCGCACCGCAAATTATCACCACCCCCGGCGGCGAGGAAATGGTCGTCCTCTCCCGCCGCGACTATGACGACCTGCTGGCGGCGGCGGCCGAGGCTGAAGAGGACGCCGCCGACGTGGCGATCTACGACCGCCGCAAAGCCGAATTGACGCCTGACGACATCCTGCCGCCCGAGGTGTCGGCCCTGATGCTGAGCGGGGATAGCCGTCTCAAGGCGATGCGCAAATGGCGGCATTTCTCCCAGGTCGAACTAGCCGACCGCGCCGGGATCGCTCAGGGGTTCTTGAGCGACCTGGAGCGGCGATCCAAGACGGCGAGCCCCGAGACCGCCGCCGCCCTGGCCGCCGCGCTCAACGTGCCGGCGGCGTGGCTGGCGGACTGACGGCGGCGGCGAGCTGGGCGCGGCGCTGACGCTGACGCCACAGATTGCACAGCATGACGGCGGCGTAGATCAGTACGGCGGCGGCGAACCCCGTCTCGCCCAACGACGCCGGTTTGCCGAGGGCGACCAGTTCGACGCCGCGCAGGAATGCCGCCAGGCCGAACAGCTCTGTCGCCCACCGCACCCCGCGCGAGGCGTTGGGCCAGCCCTGGCCCTGCCGCCCCAGCAGCGTCGCGCGCAGCACAAGCGCGGCCGCCGCAACAATGCAGGCGGCCGCCATCAGGTTGGTCATGATCATTGTAGGCCCTCCGCGACCTTGGCCCGTAGACGCCCCTCCAGCCAGCGCAGGAATGACGGCCCAACGCCGGTGATCACCACGGCGACGATGACGCCGGCCAGCACGGCGTCGACCGCCACCGTCACCCCCAGGAATCGCGTCACCAGCGCCGCCGCCAGCGACGCCGCCGTTTGCGACGACAGCACGCCGAACAGCGCCCCGGAGATCATCGACACCCCGATCTCGGCCGCCGCCCTCAGCGCCCGCCGGCGCGTCGGCGGCGGCTCGCCGAACAGCACCGCGATCAGCGGCGCCGATCCCCACAGGCCGACCGCCAGCGCCGCGGCGGCCCCCACCAGCCAGCGTCTATGATCCATGTGCCCCTCCAGGCATGAAAAAGCCCCGGCCGAGGCGGCGCGGGGCGGTCGGATGCGAACGGCGTTCGCGTCAGGCGCCGCCGGGTCCCACAGGCGTCGCATCGGGATCGGGCGCGGCCGGCGGCGCGAACCTGTTGTCAGCGATCGGGTCGGCGGTGACGGCTGGCCAGCTCGTCCCCTCCGGGGCGGTGTCGCCCAGCTCGCGCTGGGCGGCCTGACGGATGCGCAGGCCGCGGCTCTCAACGGCCAGGCCGTGCCAACCGTTGGTAGCGCCAAGCGCCGCGCATTGCCCCATGACAGTCAGAGCCGAAGCCTTAGCGTCGCCGTCGGTGATCTCGGCCCGGCGAGCGTAGATGATCTCGGCGGTGTCGCAGATCATGACGACCGGCGACATGGCCGCCAGCGCCTCCGTCAGTGGGGCGGCGATGGTCGCCGGCAGCTTCGGCCCGTGCTGGAGCGCGAAGGTCTGCACCGCGACACGCATTTCTGGGAATCCGGTGATCAGTTCCATATGGGGCTCCTACTGAACGGAGATGGGAAAGGGCCCGGCCGGGGCCTCCTCGGCGGCCGACAAGGGGCCCTGACCGACTAGGGCCGCGGCCGTGTGGACGGTCAGGAAGGGATCGACACCTTTGCGCGCGACGATCTCGCTGCGCGAGACGACGCCTGTCAGCGCCCTGGCCGCCGTACGGTTCTTGGCCCCCAGGATCGTGCGTTCGACCATCACGAACCGCGCCCGCTCGATCGACGAGACGAAGTCGACTGGCGAATGGCTCATGAACACTTCCTGATAGCCGTCCGCCTGGACCTGGTAGGCTCCACGGTCGTCGGCCAGCGCCTTGCCGTCCTCACCGACCAGGGAGCCGGTGAAGCGGAACACCTCCTGGCCGACCTGGCTGGCGTGGTCATCGTGGATGGTGCGGACCTTCACGCGATGGTCGTCGAGCTCGTAGACGCGATCCTCCGGGTTGATGTCATGCCCAGCGGCGCGCAACGCGTCGGTGATGTCCACCGGCACGGACTTTCCTACGGCCATGCGGCCCTCCTATGGGATTTGCGACTGGTTGTGGGTGAACACGAAAGCGCCGGGCTTGACGCCGGCGGCATAGCTGCGGTTGCCGACCGTGATCTGGGCGATGGGCCTGACGCCAATGGGTTCGACGGCGACGATCTCGGCCCAGCCGAACACGCCGTCGACCAGATAGGCCGCCGCCGCGCCGAGGGCGTGCTGGGCGAAGATCGCCGAGCCATCCCGCTGCTCGATCGGGGTCTTGACCGTGCAACCGACCTGCGCCCCGTTGGCCAGGGTCAGCATCACGCAGGGCTGAGCGCCTGGCCGGTTGCTGTAGCAGACCTCCGGCTCATGGCCCGAACCGTCACGCTTCAGCACCGTCAACGCCGTGCCGGCCTGCACAGCACCGGCGCGGATTCTGTTCGGCATGTGCGAGTCGGCCAGCACGCAGATGCCGCCGCCGCCTCCGCCACCCCCACCTACGGGAGGTGAGGGCGGAGACCAACCGCCGCTCGCCTGCTGGGTCGTCTGCACGCCGAGGGCGATATAGCGATCTGGGCTGGTCGAGTAGGGCTGCGTTCCCGACGAGATAGCAACGAAGGTCGAGGCCTGCAGGTCCCAATAGACGGAGTACGCCGTGTTCGGAGCGAGTCCATTGATCGGCGCGCTGCTGACGCTCAAGCTGTACCCAGGCAGATATAGGGTGAACGGAGCGACGTTGATCGACGTCGACGAGGGCGACGATAGCGGCGCGGTCGGATTGATCACCCAGCCATAGCTGGTCATGCCGTTGATCGGCAGCCCGTTGGCGTTGATGATGCGCCCCCTGGAGGACTGGTAGACCCCAACAGACCAGACGGACGGCGACCAGGGCGATATCTCGGTGGCGTTCGCCACCGTCTCGCAGAACTTGGGATGCGTCCACATCATCCACGAGCCGCCGGGATAGTTCGACTTGCGGATGAATGGCATCGCCATGACGGCCCCGGGCGGCGCCTGCTTGCGAACGAACGCCCGTTGGTAGTCGGCGCCCATGTCGCGGCCGTTACCCGTGTTGCCGGCGACCGACGCTCCCACCTCGCCGTATAGCTGCGCCCAATTTTTGTCGAACCAGGCGATGCCACAGTAGCAATTCACCTGGGCCCAGCTCGTAAAATACGCGCTAAACTCGTACCATTTGCCCGGCTGAACTGACCATTTGTTAGTAAAGCCGCCGACACCGTCCGGACGGTATAGATAGACGTCGATAATATTGAATCCCGACCCGCCGTCGGTAGTATTGTCGAGCTGCGAAAGTGTAAATGTGGAGCGGTCTGCCAACGACCATGAGCCGCCATAGTAGTCGGAAGCGCGCTGGATTGTGTAGGAGGCGTTCGAGGGGTTCCACCCGATCTGGTAGATCAGGGCTGGGTCGAGCTGATGATCCGCGCCAAACAGCAGGTTGCCGCCGATGCCGACCGCCAGGTCCGCCGAGGCCGCCTGGTTCTTGGTCGCGAGCGCACCCTGCCCGGCGATCGAGGCGGACTGGTTGATGCCGGTCTGGTCGGCGTAACGGTCGACCGTGCCGGGCAGGTAAGGCAGCTTGACGCTGGTGTTCTGGCCGGCCGGCGCCTTGGCAAGCATCGGTTCGGCGACGAACAGGAACGGGTCGTTCGTCGCCGTCAAAACCTGGGCGTAAGTCAGAAGCGCCGCATATCTGGCGTTGGCCGGAGCGGTGAAGTAGCCCCACACCTCGCCAAAATTGCCTGGATCTCCGTTCGCGCCATTGGGGCCACCGGCATCGCCCGAGGCGAGGTTCGGAACGATGTCCTGCTCCAGGATATTGTTCCCGGCGCCGTCCATCCAGCGGACACGCAGGACGCCCTTGCAGCGATGGTACGCCATGAGGCACCGGATGTAGACCAGGTCGCCAGCGACGACGGGGAGCGCGAACCTGGGACGGGAGCTCAGCGCCCCGACAGCTCCCGAGGAATAGAGCCCCCAGAACCAGGCGTTGGCGGCAACGGCGCCGACGACATGGCAGTAGGCGACGTTCCGCTGGCCGCCGTAGCCGGGGTAATTCAAGCCCTTGTCGAAGGTCTTGCCAGTGCTCCCGTCGCCGCCCGTCTCCCAGCCGTAGGTTCCATTCGAGAATAGGTCGTTGATCAGGGCGTTAGCCCCGACCGGGACGTTGCGGTTGTCGACCTGCGTCGTGGTCAGGGTCGAGGTGGCGAGCTGGCCCTGATTAAGAATGGCGGCGGCGGTGTTGCTCGCCGTCTTGTCCGCCCCGGCCTGGGCGGGCCGCAGCGAATTGATGTCGCGCCCGTCGTTGTAGACGGCCCCGTTTGTCGCATCGTCCGAGAACGGCGAGGCTGAGGTTTCCGCCGCCACCTTCACCCGGCGGAACACCGCGGCCGACAGCGACGTCGCCCACACGACGCTGCTGGTATAGATGCGCGCCCGGCCATAGGCGGCGTTGGCGGGCGACGTGACCTGCGTCGCCTGACGCCGCCAATCGGTGAAACCGCCGTTGCCCCAATAGAGACCGTTCGACTGCGAGATCACCGCGCCGCCGGCGTCATGCCACTGCACGTTCGCCATGACCGCGCCGCTGACGATCCCATAGGCCAGCACCTCGGCCTGGATGGTGTAGGTCGTATTGGGCTTTACGTTGAAATTGTCGCTGGTCGAGACGCTGGTGCCGTTGGCGCCCATCAGCGCCAGCCCGGTTCCGTCCGTGGGGCTGAACTCCCAGTTCGGACCGAGCGTCCAGCGTGCGCCCGACAGCCGGAACGCGCCATCGTAGACCAGGTTGACGCCCGGCTGCAGGACGACGTTGACCGGCGTCGGCTCGGTCGCCCACGGGCCTTGTCCCTTGATGCCTCCCGCCGTGTGATTGCCGGTGACGTCGGCTCCATCCTCGGGCTTGCCCGGGCCCGTGACGCCGTCCCATGGGACGGCCTTCGCCAACGCCGCCGCCATCGCCCCCGCGGTGATGTCGATCCAGGCCGACGCCGTCGTATCCCGCGACGGATCAGCCAGCGGAACCAGACGGACCTGAAGATTGGCCGAGCCGGCGACGCCGTTGGTCGAGACCATGTAGCCGTCGTTCGGGCGAGACCAGGTGGTCGGCGCCACCTCGGCCTGCCCCTGAAGGCGCACCTCAAGGCGTACCCCGAAACAGGCCGCATCGACCGGCGCGTCCCAGAACGCCCGGACCGCCGGCGTCGTGACGCCGCCCGGGCCGATGAGCTGCACCGGCGCGATGGCGACCCCCGTCAGGGCCAGCGCGGCGAGGCGAGGCTGCTCCGGGGGCGGCGGTGTTCCGGGGATAAGCTCGTCATTGGCGGCCGTCCAACTGTAGACGCTCGCGGCGATCTCGCGCAGGGCCAGCGTGTTCTGCCACTTCTCGTTCAGGCCCCATTGCTCGACCCGGAACACCACCCTGCCGCCGCCGAAAAATCGGTCGGACGTCCACGCGATCCAGTCGCCGTCTTCCAACGCCGACAGTTCCGGCCCGACCGTAATCGTCGCGCGCCGCTCCAGGCGATTGAGACGCCGCTTGATCTCGCCGCATCGCTGGGCCTGGGTGCCGCTCGTCACCAGCGACAGGGTCAGCGGATCGTCAAGTTGTCCGCCATCCTGGGCGACGTCCGCAAGGGAGCGCCGGACGGGCGCGGCGTGGTCTTGCCAGACCTGCGCGGGCTCGACGTAACGCGGGATTACGGTGTTTCGGCGCTCGGGCCCCTGCAGGAACTCGTCATAGGTCACCGGCTCGCCGACGATCAGATCTCCGTCAGTGATCTCAACCACGGCCGCCTTGGCGTAGCCTGGCTCGATCTCGACCCCGCCCGAGGGCTGGGTCTGCACGCCGCCCATCGCGGCGGCGAACATTTGCTCGGTCGTGTCGAACGTCTCGTCGGCCCGAATGACGCCGCCGACCCGATACCGCGGCTCTGTTCCGCCCGCCCGCAGCGGCACGGGCTCATCGCAGAGGTTGGCGTAAGCGATGATGTTCTCGGGCGGCGCCTCCGTCGCGGACAGGCCTCGACCGACCAGGAGCTGATCGGGCCGGCCGACCTGGTCGCAGGCGAACACGCCTCGGACCCAATTGTAACGACAGACCTGGGCGTTCTCCGACCAGGTCCACGTCGTAGGATCGGCCCAGCGTTGCAAACCGGCCCCGCCTGATACGGTCGAATCCCGGCGCGGGTCGTAGCACTTCTTCCCCCGGAACACCCATTTGAACGACGGGCGACCCTGCGGCCAGATCTTGTCGTCGTACTTGTAGGCGATCCAGATATGGGCCACGCCGCGCAGGACATCCGTGGCCGCCCAGTCGGTATAGGCGGTGAAACGGACGGGCAGGGGATCGGTTACGGCCGACCCGTTGATGAACTCCAGGTCGAGACAGTTGCTGAACGCCCCCTGACCGCCATCGCCCGTGTAGGCGTAGTATTGGTCGCTGACGTAGTAGCCCTCGATCGCGTCGATCTCATGGTCGGCCAGGGCGACCACCAGGCATTCCCAATCGGTGCCGTACTTGCCGCCAAAGTTGAACGCCCAAAGCAGACTGCCCGCCGAGCAGACCCGGCCGAAGGCGGCCTCGCGCGCCACCTCGCCGAGCTGCAGGGTGGTCACGCTCGCCTGACGTTCCTGGGAGGGTGTCGACGGCTTGGTCAGGGTGGACATCAGCGCGCTTGCGCCGATGGATAGCGCCGTCGTCAGGACGAAGGTCGCGATGGTGGCGGCGGTCCCGGTCAGACCAACCACGCCGACGATGAAGGCCGCGACCGGCGCGGCCGAGGCCGGCGTCGCGGGGAGGGCCAGCAGCGCGCCGAGCAGGAGCGGCGGGAACCAACGTTTCATTGCTGCACGCTCCACGCCTGGACCAGCACTGATCTCGGCTGACGGACGAGCCCGTCAGGCCCCGGCCCGACGATGGTGGCGCCCTCGATCACGACCAGCGCCAGGTCGCCGCGGGGATCGTGCACGGCGCCGATGTCGCCCCGATGCGCCAGCGCGGGCGGTACGGGCGACAGGATGCGGCCGACAGCGGCGGCGAGACCGCGACGCCTCGCCAGCGCGCGGCGAGCGCTGCGCTCGTCCGTCCAGCCGCCTTGGACGGCCTCCAGAACACGCCGGCCGGTCTGAGCTTCGATCGCCCCAGCGGCGAACGTCACGCAATCGTGGGAACCCCATGCGAACGGCGTTCGCATGGCGGCTTCGATGAACTCGATCAACGCCTCTTGGTCGCGCATCAGACGTAGGCCGCTCCGCGCAGGTGATTGTTCCGATCCACGCCCGCGCCGCCGCTGTTAGGTAGGGCGGAACCGGCGCGCTGAGGCGGCTTGCCGCCCCAATTCAGTTGGACCTGCCCGGCGTAGCTGACGTGCTTCATTCCCCCGTCCGTACCGAGAATGAGCCGCTGATCGGCGTCGGTGCGCGAACGCCCCCGATGGCGACCCAGGCCTCGGGTGGCGCCCTCGACGGATAGGGTCAACCTGGCCTCGCCGCCTGGCGTGTATTCCAGCGGCAGGCGGTCGGCTCGGCCGCGCAGGTGGATGTTGGCCGATAGCAGCACCGATCCTGACAGGTCGAAGATCAGCCTCCAGACCGTCACGGGGGCCCCGCGGACCGAGGCTAGGTCGAGCAGAGCGAGAACGTCTGGATCGACGCCGGACAACGACAATGTCGCGCCCTGCTCGGCGCCGCCGAGCGTCCCGGCCGAGACCTGGGCGAGACCATGATCGCCCACGCCGGTGAAAATCTCGCCCGCCAGGGAGAGATCGCCAAATCCGCCCCAGACACGAAACGGGATCGGCGAGAGGTCGATACGCACGGCGCCATGCGACATCGCCTCGCCAGCCCGCAGGGCGGCGAGGGTGTCCGGTGAATAGTATTTCACGGCAAGAGATCCTGAAGGCCGGTGATGACGGTGTCGGCGACCGCGCCGCGGCGGTCGTACTCGCCGATGCTGGTCTGGTCCGGGACCAACCGCATCAGACAGCAGGGGTTGTTGAGGTAGGCCGCCGCGCCTGCGGGCACTAAAGTCGGCAAGGCGGGCTCGACCGCCACGGTCAGAACGCCGGAGGCGGACGCGACGGCGCCCTCGACCAGCCGTTGCAAAGCGCGCCGCTCGGCCCCGGCGGTCTGCCAGCGAAAGCCGACATAGTCTCCAACCGAGAGGACCAGACCGGCCGGAAGGCCCATCAGCGACAGGGCCGACCTGGTTCCGTCAACGGACCAGGCCGTCGCTGTCCCGTCGAAGCCTCCGCCAGCGGCGCGGTTCAGCCCCGCGAACCCCAACGGATAGGCGTAGGGCATCAGGCGCTTGACGTCCCGGCCGTAGAACTGCCGTTGCGGGCCTCGCTGCGCGGTGATCCAGGCCCGCCAGATTTCCGAACGCGCCTCGCCGACCGTGCCCAGCCGCCAGACGCCGGTCCATAGCGGCGGACCGGCGGCGATGCTGTTAAGCCGCCCGCTGGACTTGGGCGAGAGATAGTCGACCCGTTGCAGCTCGAACCGCGCCTTGGCGGCGCCCGTGCCGGGCAGATCGCGCGGAAAGACGATCATGGGGCGGTCCTGATGATGCGCCGGGCCATGGCCTGCTGAGTGGTCGAGACGATCATGCCAGGCAGCGACGCCTGGAGCCGATCGAGCCGCGCGCTCAAGGCCTCGACCTCGCGCGGGCCGGCGCCACGCGCATCGAGCGAGATATTGATCGGCGCATTGATCGAGACGGGAGGAGCCTGCGCGCCGACCAGGCTCATGGATCGTCCCGTGCTGGTGACGCGTGCTCCCCGCGGCAGATCGACCAGTTCGGGGCCGTTCTCGCCGACCCAAGCGACCCCCGGCGGGGTGTAGTCGGACCCATTGGCGAAATGACCGAAGAGGCCGCCAAGCCCGGAGAACAGCCCGGGCAGACCGACCGGGTTGATAGGCGGCGTCATGCCGCCGTTTCCGCTCGATCCCCAGCCGCCGCCCACGCCGCCCCCGCGGCCGCCACCGAACAAGCCGCCGAGGATGCCGCCGGCGGTTCCCATTGTGGGGAGCGATGAGCCGAACAGGTAGTTCTTGAGGGGGTTCAGCAGGGAGAGCTTCACGAACTCCTGCTGGATGTCCTGCAGCGCGCGACGGCCGGCGTCGGCCCAGTTTCCCCAATCCGCGCCGCTGAGCGCCGAGCCCAGATCGTCGATCACCGCCTCGCCGGTCTGGCGCAGCTCCTCCTGCGTGGCCCTCTCGACGGCGAGCTGGTGATTGACCTTCGTCAGCAGATCCGCGTTGCGAAGGATCGCCTGTCCCTCGGCGCTGGTGGCGTCGATCCCCTGCAGCTTCAACTGCTGCATGATGCGCAGTTGCTCGATCTCGCGATCGCGCTCTCCCGCGGACGCCCAGAGGAGCCGCCGCTCCAGGGCCAGCATTTCCAGATTGTTCTGCTGGTCGCGGCTGGTCTGCTCAACGTACTGAGCGCGCTGGATGTCCGCGCCGAGCGCGGCCTCGTCGCGACGGGCCTTTATGTAGGCCTGACCGTCCGGACTGTCCTTGGCGATCCCCTTGCCGTCGAGCTCGATTTCGGCGCGCTTCTGCGCCAGGGCGACGGCGCGAACGGCGTTCGTCGCCCCGATGAGGCGCAGCTCCTCGCGCATGATGGTCAAATTGTCGTTCGCAGTGTCGATCGCCTGCAGGACCGCTTTGCGGTGCGCCTGTTCGTCGGCCTGGATCATCGCCGTCTTGGTGCGGTCGATGAGCTGCGCCAGCGCGGCCTCCTCGGCCTGCAGACCCTTCACGTGCGCGACTGTCTGGGCGGTCACCAGCGGGCGCAGCGCCATTTCGACCCGGAGCTGCGCGTCGGCTTGTTCCCGGCCCAGGACACCGGCCGCCATGGCGTCGTTGACGGCGCGTTGGCCGGCGGTCTGGGCCGTCAGGTCGGCGACCGCCTTGGCCCCCTGCGCGGCCTGCTCCGAGACAGCCAGCGACAGTTGTTGTCGAATGCGCAGCTCCACGTCCGCGCCCTTGCGCGCCGCGTCCGTGGTCGCCTTCCGGCGCGCCTCGGCCACCATCGCCGCCGCGTCGCTGACCAGGTAGGCCCTGGCGAGGTCCAGCGCGCCCGCTGCGTTCGCCGCCATTGCGGCGCTTTCCCGGGCCAGCGTCTGGGCGTGGCCGGCTCCGGACTTGGCCGCCTCGGACCGCGCCTTGTTCGCCTTGTCCTGGGCCGACGCCTCGGCCGCCGACGCCGTGACGAACTCGCCCGAAAGCTGGATGCGCTCGCGCTGCGCGGCCAAGGCGGCCTTCTCGGCCGGGGTCTTGGCTTCGGCGATCTTGGCGTCCAGAGCCGACAGCCGCTGCGCTTTTTCATAGGCCGGCATCCACGTCTTGAGCGCGTGGGTCTGGGCGTCGATAGCGGTCTGCGTGCGCTCCCAGCCTTCGGCGCTAAACCTATCGCGTCCGGCGGCGGCGCCGGCCTTGAGCTCATTGAGCTGTTCCTCGAGCTTCTCCCGCCGATCAAAGCCAAGCAGCTTGTTCGCGATCTGGCCGGCATTTGCTGATCTGTAGTTTAGCCGTGAAGAAGCGATTTTCGACTGTTCGTCGGCCTGTTCCTTTTGCAAGCGAGCGATCTCTACATCGAACTTCGCCGTGCTTTGGAACGGGAGCAAGTTCGAACGCTGCTTGATCAGATCATCCAGCCGATCTTGGGTCGTCGGCGCCATCACCCTCCCGAGCCAGGTCAGCGCCGTCGAGCCGGCCACGTTGAGGCGATCCATTGCGCGCTTCAACGCATCGACGTGTTCGGACGCCCCATCGAGATCATGCTGCAGGGTCCGCAATAGCGCACTCTGTGCGGCAGTTTTGTCGCTCGAAAGCGCCAAAGTTTGAATATAGTGAAGTGTCTTGTCATCCAGGAGGGCCAACTTTTCGTTCAGGCGCACCGCGCCTTCCGATGGACTGGCGAATATACTGGCGAGCTCCTCTCCCGCCTTTTTCGAGTTCACGCCCATAGCGGTAGCGTAATTCTTGGAAACTCCGATCAATCCTTCAAAGACGGCTGATCCAATTGTGCCGGTATGAAGGAATGCGGCCTCCATCTCTCTAGCAGCGCCGACCGAAATCCTGGCCGCTCTTGCTCCAGCCTCGGCTGTTCGCTCAAGTTGAGCGCCGGTAGCGCCCGCTCTGCGCCCGAAGCCTTCCGCCGCAGCGCTTAGCTTTTCCGTAGCTGATTGATACATCAGCGCTGCAGCACCCGCGACCGCGAGGCCGCCTGCAAGCGCTGCAATCGACACAGTCGCCGGATTGATAAACGCTCCAAGCGCTGCGATGCCGCCGGCAAGTCCGCCCTGACCGCTGGAGAGGGCCTGATAGGCGCGCCCGCTCTCCATAGCGAGCACCTGCAGCGGATTAGCCCCAGCCGCGATGGCGTCGAAGGAGGCCCTCGCAACGTGGGTCAGCTCCATTAGCTGGGCGCGATTGAAACCAGCCGCCTCGCCATGCCGCCTCAGATGCGCCGCGGTCTCTGCATAGACGCCCTTCGCCCGCGCCACGGCGGCGGTGTGCTCGGCCGTGGTGATCGTTCCCGCGCGCAGCAAGTCGGTCGCCTCGGCCTCGGCGCGGTTCAATCGCTCCTGGGCCACCCACAAGGGGTCGATCTGGGCCTTGAGGTTTCGGGTCCTCTCGGCGAGCTGGTCCTGGGCCCGCATGACCTCTTCGAACACCGCCGCCGAACGGGCCGCCGCGCCGCTGTCGAACATCTGACGCACGCCGAGCACGCCGTTGATGTCCCGCTGAGCGTAGTCCGCGACCATAGCCTTGTGCGCGGCCTGGGCCTGAGCCTGCCACGCGGTGCGCTGGCGTGCGGCGGCGCGCTCGGCGACCTGGGCGGCGCGCTCGGCGGCCGAGGCTAATCCGTCCATCGCCGCGTTGCCGGCCTGGCCGATCTCCTGGAAGTCCCGCTTAACATCGGCCTTGCCCTCCGTGCCAACACGGATGGCCACGCTAGTCGTCGGCATGGTCGGAGGCCTCCCTAAGGCCGGCAATCAAGATGGTCTCGACGTCCGGAAGCAGATCCGCGAGCAAGCCCGCGTCCACGCCCCGGGCGGCGGCGACCGCCATCACCGCCCCGAAATCCAGGGCATATGCGCCGCCAAACCCCACGCGAAGCTGACGACGGCAGTCGCAGATTACGTCCCAGACCCCTTCACCCTCGGGCGTTTGGGGGCGGTGGATTTTGCTGGGACAGTTCGCGCAGACGCCGGGGCAGTTGGCGCAGTAGGCCGCCCCTCCGTCGCCCCCGCCGAACTCCCATTCGGCGAGGGCGCGGAGACGTTTTTTTCCTGATCTCGCGAGACGAACGGCCAGACATAGGCGCGATCGACCGCCTCGAAGAGGATGGGATCGGACAGGACGAGGCTGACGGCTTCAGAACTGAACCCCAGGGGGACGCCCTCGTCGTCGCCAATTCCCTCCCAGCCGCGGAGCCCCGCGCGGAGCAAGGCCTCGCTGAAGGCATCGCCGGCCAGGGCGGCGGCCTTGGGGGCGTCGCCGGCCTCGACCAGCGCTTCGCCCGCCGCCAGCCGCGCGTCGCGCACGGCCGAGCGAGTGATCGGCGCGAAAAGGACTCGCACGCCTGGCATGATGTCCAGCCAGAACGGCTCGGTTTGAATGTTGTGCATATGGGCTCCAAAGGTTTGGTGCGTACGGCGTTCGCATGTTCGGCCCGGTTGGGCCGTCGAGGGTGGCTCAGTAGCCGGCGACGTCGTTGGTCAGGACGATGGTCACGGACCGATTGAGGGTCGGGTCGGCCGAGGCGTGCCACGGGAACGTCGCCTGGACGCCGGTGGGGCCGGAGACCGGGCGCTTGGCGCGCGGCAGGAACACGCTGTGCTTGGTGATCAGCAAGCTCTTGCCGGGGCCGATGCTCCAGCCGAACGACAGCTCGCAGGGCTGGCCGCCGGCGGCTTGGTCGAGCAACGCCGTGTCGGCGAAGCGGGCGACGATGCTGCCGGTATCGGCGACTTTGCCGGGATCGGCGTCCTCGATCCGACCATCCGGCTTGATCGTCTCGACCTTGTCGAGGTTGTTGGAATAGGTGAAATCGGCCGAAACGACCTGGCCGAGCTGGACGCCGTTCCGCTTGATCTCGCCCATGGCCTGCGAGAACCGCTCGATCGGCAGGGCCGTCAGGGCGGCGGGATCGCCGCTGGCCGGCGCGGCGGCCAGGGTTTCGCCCTTGGCGACGATATTGACCGTGGCGTTGAGCAGGCCGGAGCGCGACAGCCCGATTTTCAGCGTGTTGAGCCGGCAGCCGAAGTTCATCCCATAGGAGGGAACTTCCGGGTGACCGAACTCCAGGGCGAGCGAGGTGAGCGCCTGTGCGCCGGAAGTGAAGGTGTGGGTTCGGGAGCCGCCCGCCAGGGTCGCGCCGCTCGCCTTGGCGTTCGAGCCCGCCCCCGCCGAAATGGCGATGGCGTTGCCCCCCGGTCCCGCCGCCTTGGCGGTGATGGTCAGGACCCCGGCGGCTGCGGCGTAGGTGGCGGCCATGACGGCGGGAACCGTGCTGGCCGTCAGGGCCGCGGCGAGGGCGGTGACCGTGGCGGTTAGGGTGGCCCCGATCTGCACCTGGTTTCCGTTCGGGGCGCCGCCGGTAAAGGTGAAATCGGTCCCGCCGACGGTGACCTTGCTGTTGTTCGCCGGCTGGGCCGAGAACGTAAACGTGCCCGAGGCCGATCCGGCGTCGACCGAGACCGGCGCGCCAAAGGCGAGCTTCAGCCAGTAGCCGAAATTCCGCAGATCCACGGGCACGACGACGTCGCCGTCATTGTTGGCGACGTCCTGGCTTGGGGGCAGGGGCTCGCGCCCATAGCCCAGCAGGTCGTCGGCGACATAGCCACGCTCCTCGCCCATGTTGTGCGAGACGAACGGCAGTTTCGCCCAGCCGGCCACTGGCGGCTGGCCATAGAGGTTCTCGAACGCCCCCGCCAGGATGGCGTTGGCGCCGCTTGCGCGAGCCATGGTGGTTTCTCCGTGCAGTGATCAGTTGAAGGGATCGGACGTGGCGTAGCTCGCCACGATCACGGCGTCGGCCCAGCGGGCCGGCTCGGCTCCGAGGGCTCGCAGGTCGTCGGTCGAGGGGGCCTCGGCCTCCAGGTAGTCGCACAGGCCGCCCAGCGTGCGGTCGGCCCGCACGGCGTCGCCGATCGCGCCCAGCATGTCGTCGAGAACCTGCTCGCGGGATCTGGAGCCGGATTGATAGGCCGCAACCTCCAGGGCGATGCGGTGCTGGTAGTTGAAGGTCGCCGGTGACAGGTCGACCTCCGGTTCGCCAGGATCGCCGTCGCGAACGATGACCGAGCCGCCCGGAGCGATCTCGTCGGGCTGATCGGCGTTGCGCACGACGTCGGCATAGGGCAGCGCCGCGACGACCAGGGCCTTGATCGCGCCGAGGACGCGCTCGCGTTTCGAGGACATGGCTATTTCCAATGGCTCGCCAGCAGGGCCGGGTAGCGTGATGCCCAGAGCCGGGCGACGGTTTCGATGTCCAGTCGCCGCCTGACGCGGACGTCCCGCACCAGGACGAACATCAGAACCAGCTTCAGTTGGCGGCCCTGCGCGAGCCGCTGCTTGGTGGCGCGCCTGTACCCCTTCTGGGAGCGGGCCGGCAGGACGTTGACGAAGGCCAGGAGAGTTCCTGGACGGCGGCCCGGGCGAACGATCAGGTCTTGATTGAACGAGGTTTCGACGTCCAAGGGCGTCATGAGCCATCCACGGCCCTTTCGGGGAACGTTCTTGGTCGGTAGGGCGAGGTAGCGGCGCCCGTCTCGGGGCGAGATGTAGGCGCCCCGGTCGTAGGCGTCGACCAACTTGGCCGCCTTCGACCATATGAACGCCGATGGGTTCAGGCTGTCGCCGTCCGTTGGATAGACGCGCCCCTGCCAAGTCTTAGCGAGCTTTCCGCCCAGGCCCGCGCTTTCGACCTGCGCCCGCAGATCGCCCTTCAGACCGAGTTGAAGCTCACGCATGGCCGCGGTCGAGCTCGCCGCGACCTGATCCTCGCCGCCAGACAACGCCGCCGCCACGTCGGGAGCCGACAGTCTGGGGCGCAGCATCAGCCCACAGGCCTCGCCGGACAGGACCATTCGTCTCGGTGGACGTTTGCGGTCGGCTTGCCGACGATGACGTGGGCGATCCCGTCGATCAGGACCGTATCGTCCTTTCTGGGCGCCGGAACCTCGCTGGCGCGAACCTTGATCGTCATGGTCGGAAGCACGGCCCGACCCTTGCCGAAATCGACGACTTCGTCCGGTGCCAAGCGCCGGACGCGGACGTCATTGCTGACGCCCGCGCTCGTATCGCGCCAAGTGGCGGCGACCCCGTACACCCGATAGAGCGCCGCGAGCTGCCGCCCTCGGGCGTCGGCATAGATCATGGCTAGATCTGCTCCAGCTCGACGACGGCGTCTCCGGCCGCGTCGATCTCGGCGGGCTGGGCGGCGCGAGCCTTGCCGCTGGCGCGCAGGTCATCGACCTGTTCGGCGGGGATGCGCAGCACCGCGCCGACGCGCAGCGGGGCCTCATAGCCGGGCGCCACCCAGACGACGTGAGCCCGCTTCGGCCGCCGTCTGACCCCGGACGCCCGCTCGTTGTCGGCGGGCGCACCCTCGCCGCTGTCCTCGATCTCGGGCGGTGAGGTCCCGGCCGGATCGATTGCGCCGGCGCCATCGTCGGCGGGCGCGAGTAAGGCCATGGCCGAGCAAGCGGCCATGCTGGCGAAGGTGCGAACCATCTGAGGCTCTCCTGGTTTGACGAACTGGACCTGGTCGCGAACGGCGTTCGCGTCAGGCTGCGAAGGGGATCAGATTGACGCGCCCGACCACGTCGGTTGAGGCCTTGGGCAGGGTGGCGTAGCCGATCTTGGTGTTTCCGGCGGCGGTCTTGGTCAGACGCTTGTTGTTGGCGTCGAAATAGACAGTGTCGCCGATCGCCCAGGCCTGGCCGGCGACGGCGCCTTCGGCCACGTGGTCGAACTCGCCCTCGATATCGATAGAGACGAGGTCGCCGGCTTGGGAGGAGGTGACCGGGATGCCGAACATGGAGCCGATCAGGACGCCGATGCCGCTGACGGTGCCGCCGGCCGGAGAGGTGATGGTGAGCGTATCGCCCGAGGAGATCTTCGTCTTCATGTCGATTGTCCTTCTGATGGAGTGAGCCGGAATGGCGAAGACGCCGGGGGCCGCCCTCAAGCGGCTCCGGGGGTCTTCGTCTCGCTGGAAAAAGCGAAGGGCCGCACGAGGCGGCCCTTCGAGTGCTCCGGGGAGGGAGAGGTGTTAGGTGCCGGGGTTCATCCAGAGGCCGCGCCAGTCGATCGCCTTGACGCCGAAATCCAGCCGCGCCTTGTATTCGAGGCCGTCAACCTCGTACCCGAGGCGCTCTTCCAGGAACACGCCGTCATCGCCGTCGAGATAGGCGTACTCGAACGTGTCGACCTGGTTGTAATCGGCGGCCATGAACCAGCGCTCGGGGCCAGCCCTGGCGTTCAGACGAGCCTCGGAGACCACGCTGAACGCGTTGGCGTAGACGTTCACGTTACCGGTCGCCGTCGCCTGGACGCCAGTCACCAGCTTCTGGGCCGGAACCTTGTTCTTCACGCCGGTGATCAGCCAAGCCGGCTGAACGCCGATCAAGCGTCCCTCGATGCCGACTTGGTTCGACATGCCCGTTTCCGCCTCGATCACCGTCGTCTCGGAGATCGGAGCGCCCGCGCCTGCGACGTTGCCATGTGCCGCGGAGAATAGCGCGTTGCCATCGGCCATGTTCGGGTTAGCGAGCAGCGGGGCGTAAGCCGCATCGCTCTCGAAGTCGGCGGCGGCGCGGCCGAACAGGCCGGGGATGCGTGAGAACGCGTCCAGGTCGTCGTTGATGATGGTCTGGCGGGTGATGACGAACCGCCGCCCGTAGGTCGCCAGCGAATAGACCTCCCGGCCGTCACCGATCGCGCCCATCTTGAACTCGCCGCCTTCCGGAACCTGCAGAAAGCTAGGCGCGCCGCCGAGTTGGACGCGGGAAATCGGCTTGAAGTCGGGCGCCGACACCTTTCGCATCCAAGGCTTGAACGTCGAAGCGGTGCCTTCATAGCTATTGCGCAGGGTGCGGTTGGCCACGTTGGTGATGACGTTCGGGAAGTCCGACGTCGACTGCGCGCGCAGGGCCATATCCGCGACCTCGCGCTTGCCCATGCCGGCGGTGCGATGTCCGTTGCGCTCGAGGTTCATCCGCACCATTTCGAGCAGAGTGAGCCCGCGATACTCCCGGCCCAGGTCGGTCAGTTGATTGGCGTCGCTGTGCCGGTGCAGCAGCGCCTCGGCCATAGCGGCGCGCGCGGTGTCGCGCTCGTCGCGGCTGATCTGGATCGGGCCGCGGATGGTCGGCGGCGGAGCCGTGGCGCGCTGCCTGTCGGCGGCGGCGCGAAGCAAGGCGGCGCGGGCGTCGGGCGGCGTCATGGTTTCGACCATGGCGCGCGCGGCGGCGGCTTCCACGCCGAGGCTGGAGGCGTCGGCGGCGAAGTCCAGGGCCTCGATGGCGGTCATGCGCTCGGCCGCTGGCGCGGATAGCGCGGGGGCGGCGGCCGGGGCCGGATCGGCGGCCGGGGCTGTGGCCGGCGCAGCGCGAATTTCCGACACGGCGGTCTGGACCGCGACGGGATTGGGGGCGGCTTGAGGCGCAGGGGCGCCGCCGCCGGGCATGGTACGATTCATGTCAGCGTCCTCTTGTGCAGCGCCGGGGAGGGGAACCGCAGTCCGGACCCCGGCGGCCGGATCAGCGGGAACGGAAACGAGGCTGACTTCGAGCAGCTCCCACTGAGCCGCCTCCCAGACCTCGTTGTCGGCGGCGTCGACCTCGACCAGCCGCCAGGTCTTGACCTGGTAGCCGATGGAAAGGCCGGTCACCTCGCCGCGGGAAATCATGCCGGCGGCCTGCTCGCCTCGTGGCGTCTCGGCGAGGCGGATCGAGCCGTTGAGCGATCCGCCGCCGTCGACGGCGGCCGCCGTGACGACGCCCAGAACCGCGTCGATCTCGTAGGCGTTGTGACTGTCCAGAAATCGAACCTGGCCGAGCTGGACGCGGGACAAGTCGATGCTCGCCGGGTCCATCGACAGTTGCTCGAAGCCGAACCAGCGCTTAACGCGCGTGCCGACCGACAGAACCGCTTGAATGGTGCGGGACGCCTCGTCGTAGGACTGGCCGGTGAAGCCGAGCAGCCGTTGACCACGCATGTCGGGAGGCCCGCGCCGGTCTTCCGGCGCGGGGAGGGCGGAACGCGTCATGAGGAGCCCCTTGCTCTAGGAGGTTTGGTCGCCCTTGGCGGCGATGTAGCCGACGGCGGCCTGCAGGACGCCGGTGTCGGTGACGCGGCGAGGATCGGTGTCCAGGACAACGCCGGCGGCGTCGGCGAGCTCGTTGAACGCCGCGATTTCCTTGATATGCCGCTCGGGGTTGATCCCGCGTTCGGAGAGCGCCTTCAGCATGGATTTCAGACCCCCGCGGATCTCGATCTCTTCGCCGGCCAGATCCTTGATCGGATCGATCAACCGCCGAACCGGCATCGCCCATTCCGCCTTGACCTGGAGAAAGCGCTTGTCGCCGGTTTGATAGGCGAGGCGGCGCATCCGGCGCTGAAACGCGGGCAGGCACATGAGCGGCAGCATCATGTTGTGCTGCCAGTCATCGAGATTGGCCCAGAAGCCGAGGAGCTGCGCCCTGACCTGCGAATAGTTCGATTGCGACGGGTCACCCGACACCAGGTGATACGGCGCCAGGTTGGCGGAGACCCCCATCAACTGGTGCCGCAGGAATTCGACCTCGCCGCCCGTAGAGGTCGGGTTCAGCGTACTGACGGTCTCCCCGGGGCGCGTCCGAAACACCATGCCGGGGCGCAGGGTCTCGATCGCTGGCCGGGTCGGGTCGTCCTGCCCCTGCTGGGCGGCGAGCGGCGAGCCAGCGCCGCCCTCCTGCGGCGTCAGGACCAGGGCGAGACAGGCCTCGACCTTCTTCTTCATGCGCACGGCGTCTTCGACATCGGCGCCGTCGCGCAAATCCATGGCGACCGGCGCGAACCAGGAGATGCCGCGCGGCTGGCCCCAACGCAGCATTTCATAGACGTGGTCTATGTTCGCCGCGCTGTAAGCCTTCGAGGCCGCGCCATAGCCGCCGATTTCGCCCGGATGGGTGTCGAACAGCCAGTATTCGGCGCGAACGCCGTTCGCGTCGAAGCCGACGCCCTGATCGATGCGAGGGCCGCCGAGCGAGAAGGTCTGCTTGAGGTGGTCCAGATAGTCGCCTTCCAGGCCACGGACCATCCCATCCGGGCCGTCGCTGTCCGGTCCCCAGGAGAGCAGGGTTTCGCCCCCCTCGACGACGGATCGGGCGGTCATCTTCTGGACGCCGTACCAGTCGAGCTGATCGTCGACCTTGCCTTCCGCCCAGCGGTCGTACTCGTCCTGAGCCCGCTGCTGGATGACCGGGTCGGCGTGCTTGGCCGTGGCGGTGATCCCGTCGCCGACCATGTTGGCGACGATCTGGCGCACGGCCGACGCCGCGTACTTGTTATTACGCACGAGCTCGCGTGCGCCGTTGCGTAGCTGGACGAGGCCCTGACGAACCTCCCTGTTCGCACTGGCGCCGGTCCGGCGCCAGCCCTGCGTGCGGCGGCCCGCCGCGGCGGCGTCGTACTGGCGGATTTCGCGGAGCGCCATGCGCTCGGCATATCGCCGGCGCGCCAGGCGCGGCGCGAACGGTTCGATCAGGCCGTCTATCAGCCGCGAGAAATCGGCCATGTCCTCAGTCCCTGTCGAAGGCCGCGACGGTCACCGCCTCCGGCGGCCGGAGCGGCGAGCCGGACGGCGCAGCGACGGCTTGGTTCTTGAAGTAGGTCAACGCAGCGAGCAGGTCGGCCATAGACCGATAGGTGACCCGCGAACGGTCCTCCGCTTCGATCGTCAGCTCGCCTATTGAGGCGGCGGCCTCAAGCTGGGCGATCTCGACGGCGTAATCCGGTGCGGGCATCAGGCGATCCAGTCATCAGTCGCTTCGATCCAGCCGGACCGATCGGGGACAGGTTGAGCGGCGGCCACCACCGCAGGCGCGGGTTGAGGCGGCGCCTTGAGCGCGAGATCGAGCAGATCGCCCTGGACCGGACTGGCGGCGGCGTAGCGTTCGGCCTTCAACGCCGCCCAATCGACCTCGTCCAAGGTGTCGAGCATCAGCTTTTCGGCCGCTGCATGGTTGTAAACCCGGCAGTCCAGCCAGTGATTTTGCCGCCCAGGCATCGGCTCCCACCGGCGGGACGGATAGCCGTTGACCATCTTCACTACGACGGTCTCAGCGGTGATCTGTTCGAACCACTGGTCGGGAGCGTCACGGCTGAAGTGACACCGCCCCTGAACTTGAGACGGAACGCCTGTCGCGCGCTCGTCGGCCGCCGCCTTCAGCGTCGATCGCAGGTAGCCGTAGAAGGTCAGCTTCACGCCGTAAGTGCCGACCAGGTAGGCCTTATCCTCCGACTTCCTGGTGGCCCGGCCGGTGTTTTCGCCCTGCCGTTCGTATCGAATATTCTCGCCACGGCCGAGAACGGGGAGGGTCCAGCCGGCGCGGCCGAATACGGCGAGACGGTTCGGACGAGCCCTGCAGAACGCTTCCGCCGCGGCGGTATGGTAGCCGGCGTCGACGCAGGCCTGATCGATTGGGAAGGTCTTGCCCCCCGGATACCGGATCGGTCGCATGGCGACCTTGTCGAGATCGGCCCAAGCCCCTTCGCCGGGGACGTCGGTGGCGCCGGTGATGAACCCGACACCGTAGGACCAGTTCTCGCCGTTCTCGGCCCACAGCACGATCTCGTAATAGAGGCCGTCGCCCTGGACATCGACGCCCATGGTCGCCACCAAGCCGCCGTATGGGAACTCGCCTCGCCCCCAATGCTGCTCCTTCAACTCCTTGAGCAGCTCGTAATCCGGGGTCTGTCCCTTGAGCTCGAACGGATAGCCCCGGTCGAGATTGGTCCAGGTCTTCAGCTTGTTCAGGTCGCCTTGGGCGGCGACGAAGCCGACCGCCATGTCCGCCCAGGTCTGGAAGGTCGTGATCTCGCCGGTGATATGCCAGCCGCGCTTTCGGCTGGCCGGCATCTTCGCCCGCAGCGCCTGGAACGCCGCCTCTTCCATGTGCCGCGGCGAGGCCACGCCGTCGATCTCAGCCGACAACCAGCCATCGGTTAGGCTCATGCCGTTCTTTTGCCAGTGCTCCACGACGCCGCCGCAGCACGGCGCGACGACGTAAGCCTCCTCCGGCTTTCCATCCGGCCACTTGATGTCGCCCCAGACCAGGTCGAAACGCGATCCGCAATGCGGGCATTTCAGGTAGTAGCGCCGCCGGTCGCCGGCCTTGTAGCGCCGGGAAATCTTGCTGCCGCCCTCGATGGTCGGCGTCGAGATCCCGAGGCGCTTCGACAGCCCTTGACGGCGATAGACCTTCAGGCGGTTGTCGATCATGCCCTCGGGCGATCCCTGGCCGTCGAGGTTGTCCGGGAACTGATCGAGATCGTCCTCGATCGCGTACCGGACGGTGCGCTGGCGTAGGCTGGGGGCGGAGTTGGCGCCCGCCAGGATCAGGTAGCCCCCTCGCTTGAAGACGATCTTGTCCTTTTTGGACCCGGCCCCGTCCTTGGCGTTCTGCGCCCGGATCGCCCCGTCCTGTTCGGGGTTCAGCCGGGGAGAGGCCTCGATCATCGGCCACAGCTTTTCGGCCGCCCAATCCAGCGCCGCCTTGAACGTCGCCTGGATGTACATCGCCGGGCCGGGCGCGACGTCGGCGACGTATCCGACGAAATTCTCGCCGGACGCCGAGCCGCCGGACTGGGCGCACTTCATGATATCGCCCTGTTCCATCGGATCGTGGGGCGACAACGCCTCCATGATCTCGACCAGATAGGGCGCGGTCTCATGCCGCCACTTGCCCGGATAGGGACTGTCCTCCGAGAAGTGACGGTGCTTCCCGGCCCATTCCGCCACGCTGATGCGCGGCGGCGGACGGAGGCCGGCGGCTGCGGCGCGATCCACGCGAACGCCGTTCGCGCGCATCACAGCGCCGTATTCGCCGAAGCGGGCGTAGTCGAAGCCTATCACTCGGCCTCGTCGTCCAGGCCGGCTTGGGCGAGCGGCTCGTCGGACGCGGCGTCCAGGGCTCCGGCTTCGACCTGGTCGGCGAGTTCGTTGAACGCCCTATCCACCTCGGACGCCAGCAGGGCGGTCACCTGGCGCGGATCTCGCTCGGCCGCGAGCCGCTCCGACAGGGTGCGCACGATCGAGTGCATCCGCTCGCGAGCCAGCCGGCCTAGCTCGGCCGCGCGCCGTTCGTATTCGACGACCGGCAGTAACTCCTTCGCCTCTTTCGCATTCTTCAGCCGGTGGCCGATCGTCTGTTCCCGCATCAGCTCCGAGCGAGCGTCGGTGACCCCACCGCCAGCTTCAGCGTCGGGACGCGCAGCTTGAAACAGCGTCGTCGAGGCCTGGACGGCCTGTGTCGTCGTCGGGCGGCCCCGGGTCGGGTCCAGCTTGGCCGCAAGCCGAGCGTCCGTCCGGGCGACATCGACGTACAGCTTGCTGTCTTCGCCTTCGGCGAACAGGACGTGCCCGGCCTTCTTCCAGTTGGAGACGGCGGACGGCTTAACGCCGCGATACGCCGCGTACTCCGCCTGCGTCATGAGCGGCTTGTTCACGGACTTCAAAATCCCTGAAACGGTTTGTCTGCGAAAATGCCGCGCCTCGCCCCACCGCATGGGCCGGCCGGCCCCGGAGGGGACCCGCGCCCCGGCGGGCGGCGGGTGGTGGACGGACGAGGCGATGAGTGGTTGGCGGGCACGAAAAACCCGCCGCGGCGGGGCCGGGGCGGGTTGCGGATGCACTTCGTGCAATGAGCCTTTGATGCGCTTTCGTGTGTCACCTTGTCAAGCGGTCTATTTCTCGATCGCCGAGCGCGCGTTCGACCTGATCCAGCGCCGCGCACAAACCGCGCAGGCCGGCGTCCCACATCGAGCCGCCAGAGCAAAGGCTACGAAGCGACCGCCCCTCGCCGGCGACGGTTCGCAACAGCAGCAGCCGACGTTCGCCGCTGGCGGAACGGGCTATCGCTTGCTCGACCCTGTCGCGCAGAACAGCGTCCTTCGCCCGCAGAAAGCGAACGCCGGCGGGATCGTGATCGCGGGTCGAGGTCGGGGCGGCTTGGGCTAGGCCCGAGCGCAAGTCGCGTTGTTCGATGACGTAGAGCACGGCATAGGCGAGACCCGCCCGACATTGCCTTGACGTGATCTTGCCGGACTGCATGAGCGACTGCAGGCCGTGCCGATCATCCAGTCTGACCGCCCCCAACTTGTCGCGGGTATAGGAGAACTGCTCGCCCCGCAGCGCGGCGAGCTGCAGCGTTTCGGCGATCCCGGCCTCGACCGCTCGCAGGCGCGCTTGCTCCTTCAGCTCGGCCTCGACCTGACGGCGGATGCTGACCGCCATTCGCTTGCTGTTGACGTCGCCAGCGCTGAGTTTGTCGGCGCGCCGCAGCCTGGCCCGCTGGGCGGCGGTCGGACCAATTCGCTCCGCCCGCCGGACCGCTTGCCGCGATTGCACCGAACGCGGGCCGCACCCCCGATCAAACGTCATACCGCGGGTGGCCGTGATGATCTGATCGGGCGTGGTGCCTATGCGGCGCTCCAGGTCGGCGACCAATCGTTGCACCTGTCGCCAGTCCGGGCGGACCGCGATCGACTGGCGCGCGGCCTCGTCGCGAGCCTCCTTGAGCTTGGCTTCCAGATACCAGGGCAGCGCGAGCCCCTTGCTCGGGATCACGAACGGGACCGGGCCGAGCATCATCAGCTCAGGGGCCTCGGTCTGCGCTTCGATCTTCACGGCGTCGACACCCATCGCCTCACCCCTCAGCTTGATTTTGGCGGCCGGCCTCGGCCGCTGAGCACACGGAAAGCCCTTCGGCCGTCAGCCAATCGGCGGCGTTCGCCCGCAGCCAGTCGCGGGCCGTGCCCGTCCTCGCGACCAGCAACCGGCGCTCAGGCAGATGACCGACCGGGAAATAGCTGGCCGCCAGGGCGTCGCCATGCTTGGCGGCGAACGACCGTCGCAGCGCGTCCGGCGGCGTGGGCCAGGGGGACGGCGTCGCAGCGACGGTTCGAGCCGCCGCACCCTTCGGCGGCAAGAACGGACGCCAGCGCTCCCCGGCGAGCCAACGCTCGGCCGCCGGCGCGCCGAAGTCGCCCTTGGCGAGGTCCGGATCGGCCGCAAACCGCTCGGCCGCGCCGATCAGCCTCTCCGCAGCGACCAACCCGGCCGCGCCGTCGAACGCTGCCAGGGCGGCGCGCCAGTCGGTCCGCTTGGCCCCGCTCTCGGGGTAGGCCGCCATGAACCGCTCGAACGCGCCGACGCCGCGCGCGCGCCCGTCCTCTGAGAGTGATCCGTCAGGATTACTCTCAGAGGATAATCTCTGCTTTGGGGTGACACCCGTGTCACCGTTCGCAGGGTCAACGGTGACACCCATGTCACCGTTCGAGCCGCCAACGGTGACATGGGTGTCACCGTTCGAGCAGCCCTGCGCCCGGTCGGTCGCCCCCGCCACATGCGCCAACGGTGACACCCGTGTCACCGTTCGGGAGCCGCAGACGGCCTCGTCGGGGTCGAGCCGGAGGCGATAATAGGGGACGTTGCGGTGATGGAACCCGCCGGTTCGCTCGATCAGCTTCGCGACCTCCAACGCCCGCAGGCATCGCTGCACCGTGCGGTCCGTGGTTTGCATCTCCTTGGCGAGCCGCTCGACATAGGCCCATGCGACGCCATCGGCGTCGGCGTAGGCGCCGAGCCGCATCAACAAGAACTTGGCGGTCTTGGTCGGGCAGTCCTGATCCTGGGCCCACGAACAGGCGCGCTCGCTCATGTCGCGCCCCTTTCGGCCCGCAGCAAAAGGACGCGCTGACGAACCTCCCTGGTCAGCGGATCTCGCCATGATTTGCGGTCAGCGAGCATGGCTCGGATCTCGTGGTTCGAGACGTGCGCCCAGGCCCGCAGCAGCCGTTCAGGCTCGCTCATCGGCTGATCCGGCAAGACGACGGGGATAGGCGCGTGAAACGGACGGCCGACGATCACGCAGCCGCCTCCGGCGCGCTACGCTCGCCGATCAGGTCGAAGAGGGTCGGCGTCGCCATCTCGCGCGCCATGGCCTCGACGTGCTTCACACCGTCGAGAAAGTAGGCCGGGTTCAGCTCGTTCGCCCAGCCGACGCGCCCGTGCTTGATGGCGCGATAGGGCACGGTCATCAGGCCGCCGAACGGATCGAACACCACGTCGCCCGGCTCGGAACACTGGATGATCAGCCGGTCGACGATATCGAAGGGCAGGGGGCACAGGTGCTTTTCCGCGCCCTGCTGGGCCTGGACGGTGTTGAGCGACAGCATCTGGGCGACATCGGTCCAGACGTCGTCGTGCCAACTGTGCGGCGGCAGCAACATGAAGGTCGGCGGCAATTTGCCTTTTGCGTCCAGCGCTTCGCCCACCTTGACGTGGTGCTCGAAGTCGTAAAGCCGGTCGAGATTGAAGGCTTTCCACAGCCGCCAGACGTCTTCGGCCTTCTCGACCTTGGCCCACTCCTCCGGCGCGACCAGGCGGTCGCCGGAGGAGCGCATCAAGTGGTGCGCGTCGAGCTGCCAGCGCGCCCGGCTGTAGCGATCCTTGTCCTTCGACACCGGCCGGTCGGCGTAACCGTTGGACAGGTCGGAGGGCGGCTTGCGGAACAGCAGCACCTTTTCCGGCAGGCCCGCGCCCATGCGCGATCCGTCCTTGCACTGCTCGCTCCAGCCCAGCCGATAGGTCTGGTTGTTCTCGCGGACGACGTCGGTCAGGTTGGTCTTTTCGCCGAGGTAGGCGAAGCCGGCCTTGCGGAAGCACGCCCGGCAGTCGTCCGCGAACGGGTAGACGGTCTGAAAGCCGAGGCCGGTCATACCCCCTGGCACGATCCGGTCCTTCACGTGGATGGCGGCCACCCGGCCCGGCGCGAGCACGCGCAGCAGCTCCGGGGCGAGAAAGTCCATCTGTCGCCAGAAATGGGCGTTGTCGTCGGTGTGTCCGAAATCGGCGTAGTTCGGCGAATACTCGTACTGCGTCGAGAACGGGATCGAGGTGACGATCAGGCCCACGCTGTCCGCCGGCATCCGTCGCGTTTCGACGACGGTGTCTTCGTTCACCAAGCGATAGTTGTCGCCGGTCACCTCGATCCGATCCTTCACGCCCATGGCGCGGGTGAGCACCTTCGCCATGTCGGCGTTGGACAGGCCGTATTCGCGGATGATCGCGCTCATGGTCTTCGCCATTTCCTCGTGCTGCGCCCACTTCTCCAGCAGGGTCCGCAGCACGGCGCGCTCGCTCTCGGCGTAGATCACGTGGATCTCGACGGGATGCCCCTGCAGGAATCGCTGGATGCGGTGGATCGCCTGGATGAAGTCGTTGAATTTGAAGCCGATCCCCAGGAAGACCGCCTTGTGGCAATGGCGCTGGAAGTTGCAGCCTGAGCCGGCGATCACCGGCTTGGCCGCGAGATAGGGAAACCAGCCGTCGCTGAACAGGACGATCGCCTGTTCGCGCGCCTCAAGATCCTGGGAGCCGAACACGCTGACGACGTTCGGCAGGGCGAGCTCGATCGCCGCCCGCTCGGCCTCCAGATCGTGCCACAGGATGTAGCGCCCCTCGGGGTCGGCCGCGAGGATCTCGCGCATCTTCCGGATGCGGGCCTCCAGGGTGTCGCGCTTGACCTTGGACGCCGCGACCACGCCGACCGCATCGTCCTGGAATAGGCGGCCCTGGCCGCTCTTGTCGGTTCCGGCGGCCCGATGGTCCACCGGCACTTCGTGATAGATCACCTGCAGGGGCGGCAGGTCGTAGCCGTCGTCGGAGAAGCCGAGATCGCTCGGCCGCTGGACGAACAGACCCCAGCTTGCGCACCACAGCCAGAACTCGCGCTCTTTGTGCGGGTGCAGGGTGAGGGCGTCGGCGTGCTCGCTGTCTCGCCGGAAAAACCGGGTCTTGGCCTGCCCGACATCCATCACGCCCAGGAACGCCGAATAGGCGAGCAGCTCTATGAAATCGTTGGGCGACGGCGTGGCCGTGGCGACGAAGCGATAGGCGACCTGGTCGAACAGGCGCATGAACTCGCGAAAGGTCTTGGAGCCGCCGAAGCCTCGCAGAACGCTGGCCTCGTCCAGGCAGGCGACCGCGAAACAGGATGGGTCGAGCTTGCCGTCCCGAACCGTCTCGTAGTTGGTCAGGTAGAGGCCCCCGGGATCGTCCGCCTCCTCGATCCGCCGAATGAACCGGACGCGAACGCCCAGCATGGCGGCGTCCCGCATGAACTCTTGCCGCACGCCGAGCGGGATGACGATCAGGCCCATCCCGCCGGAGATCTCGCGCATGATCCGCGCAATCTCCAACTGGACGACGCTTTTCCCCAGGCCGAAGGCGGCGAACAGGGCGGCCCGGCCGAGACGGACCGCCCAGCAGACCATGGCCCGCTGATGGTCCTTGAGGATCGGATTGACCCGGTCGGGCTCGATCTCGAAGCCGCAGCGGGGAGCCGGCGGCACCTTGGCCGCCAGGAAGTCGTGATAGGCGTCGCGAACGGCGTTCGTCACGCGGCGACCCTCCATTTCCAGGCCCCGCCGGCGAGATTGGCGCGGATATGCTTGGCCCCATGCTTGGGCGACACCGAGTTGCCGATCAGCATGGTCTCGGCGGTCTTGGTGATAGGGCCGTGGATGGCGCTCCAGCCGGTGACGTAGTGCTTGGGAAAGCCCTGAGCGGCCTTCAGCTCGTCCGGCCACAGCATCCGCATGCCAATGTCGCTGATCTGGAACACCTCGCCGGCGACCATGACCAGGCCGAAGCGGGCGCGACTGGTCACACTGTGCAGCGGATCAGCGATGTCGGCGGCCTCGGCCGCGCCGTAGTATTTGACGAGGAAGGCGCGCAGCTCGTCCCCATGCGGCGAGAAGGGCCGCCGCATCGGCAGTTCCAGCAGGTAGTGGTGATTGCCGCCGGCCGTAATGGTCTTGGCGGGCTCGCGAGGATCGCCCATCCCCCCGGCGGTATTCGAGGTGTAGGCATGGCTGAGCGCCGCGGCGATCACGCGTTGAGTGCAGCTCTTGCTGACGATGGTGCTGACGGGTTCGACCGCGGCCCTTCCAATCAGCCCGGTGTTCGCCTGCTCCAGGAACGCCGACACGAGGCCGTGTCGTGGCGCGCCCGCCATGACCGTGTGCAACGGCTCGTCCGGAAGGTGACCGATGCTGTTCTCGCTGAACTTCGTCAGCATGGCGGCGGCGACCCCCAACGGGACCGCGCCCCCAGGGCGCTTCTCGAAACTGTTGGCCGTCACCGTGGCCAGCGGATCGCGCATGTCATGACCGACAGCCCCCGCTCGAAACTTGGTGATGTGCGGCGCCACAACCGCGAACGACCCGCCCTTCGGATAGGCGGTCACGGTCCGCAGCGGTTCGCCCGCCGAATGCAAGCTATCGCGCGACCAATTGGCGATCTGAACGACAAACGGCTCGGCCGCGCCGATGACGTACCGCTCGACGCCTTTCGCGATGCGCCGAAGCGTCGCCTCCTCGAGCGGCCGCTTGGCCTTGATGCCGGCGGCCTTCAGCTCCTCCTGGGTGGCGAAGATGGACGGGCAGGGCCGGGTGAAATCGATGCAGTCGGCGGCGCGCTCGTAGGGCTTGAGCCCCTTGGCGGCGGCGATCTTGCGGGGCGCGTGGGTTGGCCCCTCCCACACGATCGGCATGCCGTCGCAACGCGCGATCAGGAACAGGCGCCTTCTGATCGTGGGAACCCCACTATCCGCCGCGCTTTCCACCCGCCATTCGACGGTGTAGCCGCACTGTTCCAGCCGGCGGACCCACAGCCGGAAGGTGGCGCCCTTGCGGGCCGGATCGGGCAGTCGCCGACCCTGTTCGTCGGGAGGCTTGAGCGGCCCCCAATCTCGAAACTCCTCAACGTTCTCCAGAAAGATGACGTCCGGCCGGTTCGATCCGAGCAGCTTGGCGACCTTGATCACCACCCAGGCCAGGCCGCGAATGCGGGGACTGACGGGCGCGCTGCCCTTCGCCTTGGAGAAATGACGGCAGTCGGGCGACGCCCAGAACGACCGCCATTTGACGCCAGGCCGGATCACGGTGGGGTCGACGTCGAACACGTCGGCGACGAAGTGTTCTGTGTCCGGGCAGTTCGCCATATGGACGCCGATGGCGATCTCGTTGTGGTTCAGCGCCACGTCGGGATGCTTGCCAAGCGCGATCTTGTAGGCCTCTGACGATCCGCCGCAGCCGGCGAAGTAGACGACGTCGAGACCGTCTTCAGTCGCGCAGCCGTCCGCGGCGATTGGAGCCGCCGAGCCGTCAGCCATGATTGCCCCCCAAGCGGAGCGCTTGGGCGTGGCCGGACCGCGTCGCCGACCAGCCGGCCGCGTCGTGGTCGATCAGCTCCTTCTTCTGCAGCGATATGAGCGCGATCGTCGCGCTCGCCGAGGTGATGCCGAGCGCGAGTGCGACCTGCGCCGGTTTGCGGCAGCCGCCGGCCACGCTGACCAGAGTGCGCGCCTCGATGGTCCGGCGGCCGACGATGTCCCGCGACGCCGGCTTGGGGGGCTCCTTCACCGCCTCCGCGACCACGGTCGGCGGCCGTGAACCGGGATGCAGACGCGCGTAGGATGGATCGCAGGCCAAACGGAGGTCGTGGACCGATCGGTCGAGCATGGCTGCGCAGGCGTCCCAACTCGCCCGCAGGCGACGCTTCTCGGTTACGAAGGCGATCTCGACCGCGCTGACGGGCTCGCGCCGGGGCCGGTCACGCATCGTCGCCCCCGAAGCCCATCCGTGCACGCGCCGCCGCCGCGATCTCGGTCCCTTGCTCGACCATCAGATCCTGGAGGGCGCGAGCGCCCTCGGCGAGAACGCCGGCGAACGTCTTCCGAGTGGTCGCGGACGCCTCGCACCAGGCGCGGGCCTGATCGCAGAACGCCTTGACGAACCGCCGCCGCGCATCGCCAGCCGCCAACGGGAAGTTGACCTCGGACAGCCCCCGCAACGCGCCGATCAGCTCGTAAGGCTGGACCGCCGGGTCGCCGGCCGCATCGACGGCCGCGTTGAGCACGAACAGCCATGCGGCCCGGGCAGCGGAAGGGTGAGCAGGCGAACGGCGTTCGCGATGCGGCGCTCTCATTGCACCGCCTCCCCGATCAGATCGCGGGGGCCCAACGGAAGCCCCTCATCTTCAGCCACCCGCAAGATGCGAGCCTGAAACTCGGAAGGGATTAGGCCGCCGGTTCCACCTTTCGAGCGAGGCCGGTCCCACTTGCGGATCGCCTCAGTGGTACGCTCACAGAGCTCCGCGAGGCGTCGGGAACCCAGTACGGCTCGGGCGATTCGCGATGGCGACGCCTTGTCCTCGGTGTTGCGCGGAGGGATAATTTGTCCCATAGAGACTATCCGTTGCTAACAGAAAGTCGCTATTGGCTGAACTGATTTGGCCCTCTCAGTCAACATCGCTGCCCGTGGCTACGCGACAAATCCTGCGAGCATATTTGCGCGCATGGACGAACCCCTTGATTGGCGGGCAGTTTCTCGTCGGGTGGACGAGATGGGGCGGGGTGCGCGAAGCGCCCTGGCTAAGGCTATGGGAATGGATCGTAGCCAATTGGCGCGAACCCTCCGCAAGCCGGGAGCGTTTCCCGACACGCGCCAAGCGCAGATCATTGATCGCTTCTTATCGGGACAAGCCGCGGAGCCGGTGGAGCGCCTGGATAGCGCCGAGGGCGCGATGCGGGTCCCCGAGTACGGTTACGCGGCGGGATCTGACGGAGACCGCTTCGCAATCAATGAGGGACGCATCCTCGACTCGATCGAGCTGCCAATGGGCATGCGTTTGCGGGGCGAGTATTTCGTGGTGCGCGCGTTTGGAAGCAGCATGGAGCCGCGCATCTGGGCTGGGGAGCGCAAGCTAGCACAGCGTAACGTTCCGCCCGGTAAAGACCAGGACGTTGTGATTGAATTCAACGACGGCTCTGGCGTTCTTAAAACATACCGCCGGCAGAAGGACGGTCATATATTCGTCTTTCAGTATAATCCTGAAAAGGAAATCCGGTACGATGCTTCGAGCGTCAAGGCGCTGCATGCAATATTCCCGTTATGACTACCGGGACGCATCAAAAGCATTCTTCAATTTCCTATCTTCGGCGGCAGATAGCGTTCTAACCGCTATCGCGACCTGACAGCTACTAACCGCCTCGACGTTTGCTGCGCCGAACTCCCTCTCGCAGGCGGCCTTGATGCGTGCGAGCTTCTGCTCGCCGGTTTCTGGCGGGACGACGCTGCCAATGATCAGCAGCGCGACGAAGCCTACCGCTATCGCGGCGACCCCATATCCAACGATCTCCGCCAGTCTGACGCGTTTCGCCAATGAAGTCGGCTCTGGCACCTTGGGTCCCCATTTTCTTCAATGAATAGAGAACCTTCGCGTGTGTCCGCCTCCGATGCAACGCGCCCATTGGTCCGTTAAAGTCCGCGAATATGTCGGCGAATGTGTCGCTATGATTGTTGACAAGAAGGACGAATAGTCCGCTACATCCGGTCCGGTAGGTGCGTTCCACGGAACCGGAGGCCTTGGATTGACCGAGATCTACATCCCGAACAGCGGCCCGTTGACCTGGTGCGCTAGGCGCGGGCGCGTCGTTGAGCCGCTCGGTCGCCGGGTGGCGCGGTGGGCCGTCGTCGTCGGCCTGCTCCTCGTCTGCCTGCCGGCCGCCAGGGCGGAGCGTGCGCAGGTCGCGGCGCTGCCGGCGATCCCCCTTGTGCGATGGCAGCCCAAGCGCGGGAGCCGCCGCCGGTGAGGGCCGCCCGAACCGCCTCGCCGCCGGCGGCTGCGCGCCGCGACGTGTCGATCAACCTGACCCCGTTCGCGCCCCGCGTCGGCGATGCGCCGATCGCCGACAGCCGCCGCTGGCTTTGCCTGTGGAACGTCACCCCCGCCCAGGCGGCGACCACGCTGCTCGGTCGCCTGGAGCGGTTCCCGAACGGCGTTCGCGTCGAACGCTCGGACGTGGGCGAGGTGCTGTTCTTTGGCCGAATGGCCGCCACGGCGCCGCCGGAGCTTCAGCCCGGCTCGATCCAGCCCCTCGCCATCGTCGCTTGCGGCCTGACCGCGCCCGAGGCGCGCGAGGCGCTCGCCCAGCTCGCCAGCCAAGGATGGCGCCCATGACGCCCTTTCGCGCTGGAGCGACCGTCAGGGTCGTCGACCTCACCGACCTGCGCCTGCCGGGGAAGCAGAAGCCGCCGTTCGAAGTGGGCGACCTGCTCCAGGTCACCCGCTGTACGACCACGGGGCTCGTGATGGTCGACCGCCATCAGGGCCTGTTTCGCCCCCATCGCTTCGCCCCCGTCTAGCCCAACATGGAAACCCCGATGAACGCCCATGCGCCGTCGCCCGCCATCCACGGCCAGGATCGCCAGATCCTCGCGACGCAGAACTCGACCCTCCTTCGCGCCATCGCCCATCTCGCCGAGATCGGGAAGACGGATCGCGGCGTCTGGCCGGTCGGGGTCGTCGCCCTCGCCAACGAGACCGGGAAGGACCCGTCGAACATCCGCAAGTCGCTCGCCAAGCTGGCGGCCGATGGATTGGTCACCTCCGATCCGATTGAACTGACCCCCGAGGGCGCGGACATGCTCGCCCGCCTGGAAATCCTCTCCGGCGAGCGGACGGCCTCGGCCGAGATCCCCGCGGGCTTCGCGCTCCTGCGGCACGATGAGATTACGCCCGACCCGGAGAACGCCCGCGAGTTTTCGGGGCTGGAGCAAGTCCAGATCGAAGGCCTCGCCGCGACCATCCGCGAGCACGGCCTCAAGCAACCGCCCGGCGTCCGCCCGGCCGGACCTCACGGCCTCCATATCCTCGCCTTCGGCGAACGCCGCTGGCGCGCCTGGGGCTTGCTGATCCAGCGCGGCGAATGGACCGCCGACCACGTCGAGCTCTGCCGGGTGGAGGCGGGCGACGATCTGGCCATCATGGAGGCCGGGCTGATCGAGAACCTCCAGCGCTCCGACCTGTCGAACCTGGAGGCCGGCGAGCAGTTCCTAAAGCTGCACCGCCGCCTCGGCCGCACCACGGCCGAGATCGCCGCCGCCATCGGCAAGACGCCCCGCTTCGTCCAGATCGCCATGAAGGTCGCCGCCGAGGCGACAGAGGCGGACAAGGAGCAATTTCGCGAAAGCGAGCGGGCCAAGGCCGCCGGCCAGCCCGGCGTCTTCAGTTGGGAGGCCCTGCGCGACACGGTCAAGACCCCGCGCCATGTGACCGCCCTGGCCGCCAGCCCACGCCTCGCCATGCTGGTGGTCGAGCTCGCCGCCAAGGTCGCCCTCGAACCTCTCGACGTCGGCGCCCACCGGCCCGACGCCGTCGAGCCGCCGGACGAATGGACCCGGATATCGGCCCCGCCCGGCGGCGGCTACTGGGCCCAGGCCGAGGATCTTGGCTTGGCCCGATGCGTCCGCGACGTCGACCATGGCGTCTTCGGCGCGATCACGAGCGTGGCCCAGGCCTGGCTGGACGATCAGGGGTTCGGCGACGATCGCGAGGCGATGGTGCAAGCCGTGCGCGAGACGGCGCTCGGCGCCATGGGCGCGAGGCTGGCCGGCGAAAGCGCCCGCTGGGCGACCGCTTTCCTCAACCCGCCGCCGCCGCGGTCGCCGGCCGCCGCCGAGCCCGCGGCGACATCGGCGGTGCGCTGGGACCCGCCGCCCCAGCCGCCGCGCGACAGCTTCGCCCAGCAGGTCCGCGAGGTGAACCTCGAGGCCGGCGAGCATCATATCGAGGCCCTGCGGCCCGCCACGCCCGCCGCTGACGACGAACGCCGTTCGCCCCCCGCGACCGCCGCGCCGCTGGCGCTCACGCCCCCGCAACGGCTCGCCGTCATTGAGCTCGCCCATAAGACCGAGACAAGCGGCGTCGAAGCTCGCGGCGGCGCCATCCGCGGGGCGCGGGTAGCGGACTATTTCCGCGACCCCATGGCGAGAGAGCTGGTGAACCTGCGCCTGGTCAGTTGGGTCCAGGCGCCCAGCGGAACCGGCTTCCTCGGCGTGCTGACCCAGGCGGCCTGGGACTGGTTGGCCCAGGAGCTGCCGAGCGGCGTCAATGCGGCGGTCGTCGCCAACGCCCAGGTCTGCGTCGAGTTCGACGGCCCGGCTGACGGCGGGACTTACGTCACGCCCTGGATCAACGACCCTTCGCCGTCGCAGCCGACACCCCAACGGCCGAGTGAGCCTGAACCAGCCGAGCCGGCCGCAGAGGCTCCGCCAGCCTCGACCGATCCGCAGTTCCTGGCCGACGATCGCGCGGTGGACGCTCTGTCGGACGTCATGCGGGCGAGGGCGCACAAGCGCCGCGCCAATCGTCCCGCCCATGCCGACCGCCCATGGGACATGGCCGACCGCGCGATCCTGCAGTTGCTGAACAACGACCTCGCCGGCCTCCTGGCCGAGGTGGCGGCGATGGCCGCCCGCAACGGCGACCTGCGCGCGGTCAGCGGCGAACTGTCGTCGGCGCTTCACCGCGCCGGCGCCGACCTGCGGAGCATGCGCCGCCGGCTGGAGCGGGACAGCCCTGAGTACGCGCCGGCGCATGCCGATCTCGAAAGGGACGACTGATGGCCTCGCTCACCGTCAACCAACGCAAGCAGCTTCGCTACGAGCACCAACGGCGCACGTGGCGGGAACTGGTCGGCATCGGGCCGACCGCCGGCAAAGCCGGATCTCCAGAAAAGGGAATCGACCTGCACGTCGGCGCCAAGGTGCGCGCGTTCCGTCGCGCTCAGGGCCTGTCGCAAGAGATGTTGGCCGACGCGATCGGCCTGACGTTCCAGCAGGTCCAGAAATACGAGGCCGGCGTCAATCGGATCTCGGCGTCGAAACTGTATCAGATCGCCCGTCGTCTCCATGTCGGGATCGGCGACTTGTTCGCCGACTATCCGGACGAGGCCGACCTTGACCCGACCATGGTCGAGCTGCGCGCCCGCGCCATCGAGGCGATCAACGCCGTTCCCGAGGCGATCCGCCTCGCCGCCCTGCGGCCCGACCAGCGCCGCGCCATCGGCCACGTCATCGCCGCTTTGGTCGAGGCCTGAACGATGCGGCGCGCCCTGATGTTGGCCGGCGACGCCGGCGAAGACGAGACCGTTCTGGCGGTCACCTATGACGAGCTGGCCATCTTGGACGCCCTGGTCTGCGCGGCCCTGGGCTTTAGCGACCATCCCCCGCGGATCTGGCGCGAGCTGGCCCAGGTGATCGGCGGCGCTCGCCACGAGATGGAGGAGGCCGCCAGAGAAGATCGCTCCGGCGACCCCCGGAGGGCTCCTACCCATGCCTGAGAGCAAGCCCAAGCTGACGGCGGATATGAGCGACCTACGCCCAGGCCAACAGCGCATCCTTCGCCGGTTCGCCGACGGCAACCACGACGTGGTGTTCATTCCGCATGACGTGTTCGAGGTGCGGATCTGCGAGGCGTTGGCAGGGCGGCAACTGTTGGCCCCTTTCCACCACGAGGAGGGGCCGGGCTACGAACTGACCCCCGCCGGCCGCGCCGCCCTGAACGAGGGAGGCGATCGATGAGGGACGAGGATATCCCCGCCCGGGCGCCGCAGCCCTGGCAACCCGAGAGTCGGCCCCGCGTGCTAGCGATGCTCGGCAAGCTGGCGGAAGAGTGCAACGAACTCGCCGCGATCTGCTCGCGCATCACCATCCAAGGCTTGGACGGCATTCACCCGGATGATGGCCGGCCGAACCGTGCCCACCTCGAAGACGAAATCGCGGACGTGGCCGCGCTCACCGGCCTGACCATGTCGGGCGTCGCGTGGGGACAGTTCTCGACGTGGCCATTATCGCGAGCCTTCTGCGACGTCCCGAAAGACCCGCTCGACTATGACCGGGTGGAGCGGCGGCGGAACGCCAAGAAGCACTTCCTACTGATGTGGCTGGAAGGCTTGTCGCATGAGCCCCGCGCCGCCCTGAAAGCGGAGGGCCGGGCCGATGGGTGAGATCGCCGCCGCCGGCCGCCCCCTTCGCCTCTTCGAAGTGACCATCGCCGACTATGAGCCCCGGCTGGTCCAGGCCAAGACGGCGTCTGAAGCGCGATATGACCGCTTCTTGGCCTGGTCGGAGGTTTGGGACATTGCGTTTCGCGACTTCCTCAAGATCACGAAGGTTCGCACCCTGCCGATGCCGCCGCGTGCACCTCGGCACCCTGCAATGACCGACGACTTGCGCGAGCTCGCTCGCCACGCCCTCGGCCTGCCGAACGACCTGCCCCGAAGCTACCGCAATAGGTTCGTGACCGGTCCTGGCGGCGATGGCCACGCGTGGGACCGACTCGTCACCGCCGGCCTGGCGAAGAAGCGCTCAGGCGAGACGCTGCCGTTCGGCGGCTCTGACTTCTACTGGCTGACGCGTGAGGGGGCCGTCTCGGCCCTTGAGCCCGGCGAGACGCTTTGCCCTGAAGACTTTCCGGAGCCCCGCCCATGACCGATACCCTCTACTACCTTGACGATTTCACCGACGAGACAATGCCGTGTCTTCCGACGCTAGAAGCGTGGGCGGAATGGCTCGCCAAGCCGGACCCTATCTGGGGCCGAGCCGAGGCCGCCCAGGACGGCCAACGCTTCGCCGCCTCGACGATGACGGTCCTCTGCGACTGCCGAGCCGACTACGTCGATGGCCGATGGAAATGGGCTGAACAGCCTCCCTCGGAGACCGATCACTTCTTCCTGCGCCACTACGAAGGTTCGACCGGGTGGGACGCGGGCTTCTCCGGCGATGATCTGGAGAACGCGGCAGACGGCCTAGCCGATTGTTCCGGCGACGATCCTGTGTGGTTCGCCTGCGTTAAGTACGGCGAGGACATTCGGGTCCGCTTCGAGGCTGAAGGCCCGATCTGTGTGATCGAGGCGTTGGAGACGCGCCAATGACCGACCAACGGGTGAAATCGCTTGCCAAGGCGATTATCGATTTTCACGAGCACAACTACTATGGCGCTGGTCAAGACAATATCGAGGAGAGCTATGCCCATGCAGAGCAAGCCATCCTTGCCCTTCTCGCGCCAGCCGCCCCGCAGGACGAAGAGTTCGTCGAACGCTGCATCGCATGCCAAAAGCCATTCGTAACTGGCGATCGCTACTATCCAGATGCCAGCGGCGAAAACATTCATGCCGCTTGCTGCGGCCCTGAGCGGGACGGCTACACCCTCGACGGCGAGCCGTTGCCGGAAGGCGAGCCGATCCCGTCCCCGCAGATTTGGAACCAGCCTGAAACCGCCCCGCAACATCAGCCCAGGCCGCCCCTTGCTGCACTGGTGGCGCGCTGGAGGGCCGCTGCCGATCAAATAGCTCAGCACTACGACGAGAACTACGAAGCGCAAGCCGACCCGGACAAGGGGTTCGACGAGGGCGTAGTTGAGACCCTGCGCGCATGCGCCGACACCCTCGCCGCCCTGGAGCGGAAGGAGGCGAGCCGGTGAACCACGCTGTCGCTCGTCTGGCCGAAGAGATACGGGTCCTGTCGGACACCTATCGCTACGTCCTGGCCGACCGGGACATGTTGATCGAGGCGCCGGCCGAGCGGGCGACGATGCTCGTCCAACTGCGCCGCGAGATCAGCGAGACGCGGGCAGGCCTCGAGCTGCTGCGCGGCGCATTAGGCGTCCAGGCCTCGCCGACCAGCGCCGCCTGAGCCCATGCCTCGGCCGATCCGACATCAGCCGGCACACGAGGAGCAGCGCCCGCCCAGCGGCGGCGCGCTGCATCCTGACGTGCTGCGCCTGATCGAGGCCCTTGCCGAGGCCGCCGCCGCCCGTGACTATGACGCGCGATTCAGGCCCACGCCTCAGGGATGACCATGCGGGTCGCGATTTACGCGCGCTATAGCTCGGATCGTCAGAACGAACGGTCCATCGCCGATCAGGAAGAGGCCTGCCGGCGGCATGCCGCGGCGCGAGGCTGGACGGTCACGGCCTCGTTCAGCGACGCCGCGATCTCGGGCGCGACCATGGCGAACCGGCCGGGCCTCTTGGCGCTCCTCGCCTCGGCCGAGGCCGGGACCTTCGACCTGGTGCTCGTCGAGGATCAGGACCGACTGGCGCGGAACCTGGAGCACGAGGCCCACGTCTATAATCGCCTCCGGCACCTCGGCGTCCACATCGCGACACTGACCACAGACCGGGTTCAGATCATCGACGTCGCGTTCAAAGGGCTCATGAACGAGCTCTACCTGGTCAATCTGGGCCAGAAGACCTCGCGGGGCATGCGGGCGAACGCCGAGCGCGGGCTGGCGACCGGATCGCGCCTCTACGGCTATCGATCGCACCCCGGCGGCGCGATTGAGATCGTCCCGGCCGAGGCGGCGGTGATCGTCAAGATCTTCGAACTCTATGTCGACGGGTACACGGTCCGCGAGGTCGCTGAACGCCTGAACCGAGATGGCGTCCCCGGCCCGCGCGGCGGCTACTGGAACGCCAGCTCGATCAACGGGTCGCGTCAGCGCGCGAACGGCATCCTGCGAACCGAGCTGTACGCCGGGGTCAAGGTGTTCGGCCGGCTCGACATGCGCAAGGACCCCACGACGGGGCGGCGGACGCCAGTCATGCGGCCCGCGGATCAATGGCGCCGCACCGATGCGCCACATTTGCGGATCGTTAGCGAGCCGCTATGGACGGCCGCCCAGGAGCGCTTGAGCGCTACCGGCCAGGGGCGGGCCGCCACGGCTGCAGCACGCCGACCAGGCGTGTTCAGCGGCCTCGTCAAATGCGGGGAATGCGGAGCCTCATACACAGTCTACAACGACGGCCGCTTGGTTTGTTCAGGCTATCGAGAGAAGGGCCCGTCGTTCTGCGCCAATCGGCGCTTGGTCCGGCGGTCGGTTCTGGAGGAAACCGCACTGACGGGCCTACGCGAACAGCTCCTGAGTTCGGAAGCCGTCGCCGCCTACGTCCGGGCCTATCACCGCGCCTGGGCGCAGCGCCGGGCCGATTCCTCGGGCCGCGAGGACGGACTACGATCCAAGCTGGCCGAAATCGCCCGCCGCGCCGATCGTCTGGTCGACGCTATCGCCGAAGGCGTCGCCACCAGGGAGATGAAGGCCAAGCTGTTGTCGCTGTCCGCCGAGCGTGAAGAGGTCGAGCGCGAGCTGGCCGCGATCGAGGCCGCCGCCGAGCCGCCGATAGAATTGCACCCCAACGCCGCCGATGCATACAAGGACTACGTCGGCGAGCTGCAGGCGAACTTGGCCCAGGCCTCAAAGGCCGAAACGCCCGCAGATCGTCGCTTGATCCAATGCGCCCGGGCCCTGGTCGACCGGATCGAAATCCATCCGAAAGGGCAGGCCAAGACCGCGCCGATTGAAGCGGTCGTCTATGGAACCTTATCCCAAGCGCTGCGTCGGGAGCCCACCGAAACAGGAAGTAGGTGGGCTGTGGTAGCTGGGGGCGGGATCGAACCGCCGACCTGTGGGTTATGA